CACCAACTCGTAGTTCCTGGTTCAACAAAGTCTGTTCTGTGAATGCGCCTTGTGGTAGTGTTAGTTCTACGCGACGTACACCTGCTGGATTGCTGGTACGAATGACAGCATCTCCACCAAGTTGTAGTTCCTGTACATCTTGTGGAAGTACGATTGGAGATTGTACTGACTTCTCTGCAGCTTCCATAGCAAGGAGTGCAAAGCGGTTGCGTAGCAACTGAATACCTAGGATATCATCAAACTGTCCACGTAGTTCGCCATCGATAGATGGTTTACGTGCGACAACAATCATCATCTTGCCGAGAGGATTCTTAGCAGATGACAATACAAGATTATTCTTATCTGGTAAGTAGATTACTGATTGGTCTTTATCATAGTAACGAACCATCTCAATGAGAGAGTTCAAGTCTTGCTTGTAACCAAGCCCACCAAGGAGCGTGCGCTCATACTCAGGGAATTGTGACACGAGTTCGCCTAGTGTCATTTGGTAACGCTTCGCAAACGCGATGCAACGACCATATCGGTCGAACTCTGGGTAAGCACCCACTGGGTTTTCTAGGCGAATACGAGGAAGCTTAGCTTCAGCATCAAACTCAATGATAAATGGTAGGAAGCCGTAGGTTATGTACCAGTCCGCTCCCGAGTACATCTGGACGGATAGGTCAGAATGAGCAAAGTAATTGCTAGCAATGCGAGTACGCTTGTCAGCAAAAGCACGAGCGCGGTCAGACGTTTGGTTCGCCGCTGAGCAGTTGACGGCAGGCAGTGGCGCCATAACTTCAGATAGGTCTCGAGCAACAATGTCAATAAAATTCGCAACGACATTTGCATCTACTCCATCTGGAAAGAAGTCAGGATATACGCTGGCAATCTGACCTTTACGGACAGCAAGGACATCAAGGTTGCGTGCGTCCCTGTCTGAGTTACGAAAGCGCAACGAGTCAACTCGTGCTGCAATCTGTTCAATAGATAACATTTAGTTCCTATCCGTATGTCTGTTGCCATTGTTCTGCAATGGCTTCGTCTAAGTTAATCGAGAATCTACGCTCAGTCTGAGCTCGTGTTGCCCATCTGTTCTGCATCCACCGTGCTGACTGACTGTTCTGTTGCATCAACTCGCGTACACGAATCACTGCAAACCATAGAGCCATCACACAGTCGCTGGGGTTTCTAGTCTCAGGCTTCCAAGTAATTAACTGCTGTACTAGAGCCTTAAGTCCTTCACTGCCTTCGTTGCTTGGTAGTTCTATCGAGTTGTTGTCTTGATGTCTTCCATCTCTAAGGCTACCAAAAAGGCTTGCCATAGAAGCCACACCAAAGCTAGTATCCCACTTATTCTTACCAGTGAAGTGAGAGTTGAGCTGGCACCCATACATCGAGAGCCAGTTACGCAAGTCGTCATCGAGTGCGTATGCTTTCTGGTGGGCATTGATTTCAATTCTTAACTCTTGTGGTTTATATCTTTGAACCCATTCTTCAATCAGGGCTCTAATCTTCATTGGTGTTGGGTCAGTCATGTTGACAGCATCCAACACATAAATCATACTATCAGCTCGGTTATAAGTCAAGACCACCGCTGCCGTGTTCCCCGTCATCGCAGGGTCTAGACCAATAACCGTATAAGCAGACTCTAGGTTCTTGGGGTGTCCTGGAGCACCTTGTTTAAGCGGTCCGCGCTTTCGCATACCGTTAACACATCCTGCAACTGCTGCTGGCGCAAAGATGGCGTCTTCGACGACGTCTTCTTGCTGGTAGACCATAGCCCATACGGAAGGTGCCACTTCAGAGCGGCGAGTAAAAAGCGAAGGGCCGTCCCACTTCGGGTAAAGTCCTTCGGCGTTAGCCTCGTCCTTATCGCCTTCAGGCCTATCCGTCCACGGCCAGAGCGTTTTCCAATTCTGTGGTTTTTCATCAAACTCCAGTACGGCTGGCTGGGCAAAGTAAGTAAAGGGGGATTTGCCACCAGTCCATTGTTGACCGTCCCGAATCATCTTATATAAATCTACGGGCGCAACACGGGTCCCTACGATAAGTAGTTTCCCGTGTCGGCCTAAGCGTGTGATGACTTCTTTTTGAAGCCACTCAATTTGCTTCTCCCACTCGTGGGCATTGGAGTTCATCACAACATCGTCTAGGATAATCAAGTCGGCACGAGCACCGTAAATCTGTGAGCCAAAGCCTAGGGCTTGTACCGTAGGGTCTTTCTCGCCGGAGTCTCGTCCGCTACCTAGATAAATCATATCAGCAGACCACGTCTGGGAATCTGCCTTGTATCCACCATTCGGGCCAAAGGCCGTCTGGAGCTTAATCCAGTTTGGGTGGGAAAGTCGTGTCTTGATGGCCGAGAGGAACTTGCGGGCCATACCCTGAGTCTTGGAGACTACGATAATCCTGACGTTCGGGTCTACGGCTAGTCGGTAGGTCACATAGTTAATCGTGATGACTGTGGACTTAGCGTGCTCGGGAGGTACGTTAATCAGGACTCGGTTAGCCGCGCCGGGTTCATAAACCATGGCAGGGTGTAACCAACGGGGCTCGCGCCCCTCAATCAAGTCAATCCAGTCCTGGTGGTGGGCAAAGAGCTTAGTATCTAGGAACTGCTCGCTGAACTCCTCAAAGGTTATATCCTTGAGGTTCTTCATGTCAGCCTTGACGCCCTTGCCCTCTAGGCGGGCCTTATCGGCTCTATCCTTGAAGTCAGCATCCTTGAGGCTCCACTGGCGGAAGGTAACGTCATTTCGGTTCACTGAGGCCATAGCCTGGGTAATGGTGGCCCCTTGGCTCAGCTGCTGGAGCACACGCTCCTTAGCCTCAGCCATAGGTATATCTACCTTACCTGGCTTTCTTCCCATAGTCAGTATCCCCCGTTAAATCACACTAATAACGCCCGTCAGATAACGGGCATAGCTCCCCCATATATATTATATATAATTATATATATTATAAGAAGTCGCGAAGTCTTAAACGGAGCGACTTCGCTCTATATAATAAAATATATTACATATATAGAAAACCTGTTCAAATCGGGAAACCGAACGGGTTTCCCTAATATATTTTTGGGGGAGTACTATAACTGGGCAAAAGCCCAGGTCAGATAGGTATAGGGGGGCTTATAACAGAAAATTTTGGGGTGAGAATATAATAGCTCAGCGGGCTGAGTTTATCAATGGGCGGGTCAAAGTGACCCAAGTCACACCACCGACCCTGAGAGTTTCCTGAGAACTTCCTGAGAGTTTCCTGAGAATTGGCATTATACCATGACTCTTTGAGTCTGTCAAGTAATAAATATGTGATTTCCGTCATAGAACAAATGTTCTAATAATTTATGGGGTGGTGGACTCTCCCCCCATGCCCTTAGCCCCCCCTATCGAACAAGTGTTCTAATGTGACACAAGTCATAGAACAAGTGTTCGAGTGTGAATTGCGCCACAATTTCAGAGTGTCGGCGTGTCGCTATTGACCTATTGCCCCATGTCTTATCTATCCCATTATGTCCGATTTATACCATTTCCCCGATAGGGCTTGAAAGTGTGACGCGCTTCACATTTCCCACGCGTGAAACTTGAAGCTCTAGGGTGGCGTTCAACTAGACAAGCCCCCCGCCCCCCGTGATACGCTCGCCCCATGCGGGGCGCACTATGTCTCGCATGCGTGGTGAACAAGCGCATCACGCGGGGTTCTGAAACGGCGGGCTATCTCGCCAAAGTAAGATGCTTCCCCCGCGTGGTCTAGGCAGTCGTACCATAGAAACCGAGAGCCTTATCCTTTAGTCTCGCATGGGTGGCGGATAGCCAAAGCCCAAGCGCGGGTGGTGTCGGGCAGTAATCGGGTTTCGCCTAGTCGTAATTTCCGCCTAGCGTGTCGGTGAGCGAGTCTCCCCTATGTAGGGGGTGGCAAGTACCCGACACAATAGGCGCGGGTAGGTGGGTTTCAACGCTCACCTATCCACTAGGGCATACGCCCTAATTCAACGACTAGAAAGGAAAGCAATCATGGCTCACCGAGTCGTGAAAGTACGGAAAGCATGGAAGCGTCAGACCCCTAAGGTGGCGTTTCCAGTAACTATCCGCAAGCCTAATGGGGAGACTTTCATAGTAG